TACTATATCATGAATTCGGACAATGAATATCTGGAACCGGAACCGGAACCGGAACCTGAACCGGAACCGGAACCGGAACAAGCGAATCCAAATGCGGCAATTGACCAACTAACTCTCGCTCTTCTCATGAACAAAACGCATTATCGTAAGTATATTGCAACCGCGGATCCTATAAAATCTGCAGAAATTGACTCTTATCATGCAAACCTACGAAAATATAGGCGACAGATTCTCGATATAACCACGAGTATGATTGACACCCCTACCAACCAACCTGTATCTACTGACGCAGCGGATGCATTTGAATCCTATGTCCGTACACTTGTCCGATATTTCCAAATGAAGGAAGCCGAGAGAGATAATAAATACAATGATACGAATCAATACATGGAGGACGACACCATGTTCGGTACAGTAGATGAGACATCTAGTGTTTCTAGTTCCTTCTGGGGGAAAGAACGTGTATCCAGACAGGGATATAGTGCAGATGCAGGTATTTTTAGGAAATTCAAATAGATAGACAAAAATATGTGGATAATGTATATCTCATTCTAATGCCTAGTAAAAAAAAAACAAAACATAATAGGGCTCGTAATAAATCAACCCGGCGCACTCGAAAACTCAAACCAATGAAATGTGCACCAGCTGTTATAGGTAAATCGAGTAAACGGGATAGTTGCCTAACAGACAGTGTATTAGTACAATTAAAGAATGCATATAATAACAATCATCCAGATACGCGTATTTTATCTACAAAACCAACTAAAATATGGTCCGACTTGCAGAAGCGTCTTCCCTTTTGTAAGAAAGAAGATTGTTGGTTGGAACAAATCCATGATAAGAATGTTCGTGATGAAATAGACCGTCGCATATTTGCTCCAGACAAACCCGAAAAATGGAAGCTGAACCCAAGTACATGGCTCACCAACGTCGACATAGTGCGTGTATTAAAACAATACGAAGAGCATTATCCTTCCTTTAAATGTATTGGACCGAGCCCAATCGATTTTGATACTCGTCCAATTGAACGCAACAATGAATGTGTGTCAAAAGAACTATGTGATTTTGATCTAAATGCGCTGATAAATGCAGGAAAACGCCAATTTGGGATCGTTTTTAATTTAGACAAACATGATCAAAGTGGATCTCATTGGGTTTCCTTATTTATTGACATGAACGATCGTTTCCTTTTTTTCTTAGATAGTAATGGTGATCCAATTCCCAATGAAATCGATGTTTTAGCAAAACGGATAATACAGCAGGCTGCTGATTTACCAGAATCGATCGAACTTCTTTTTCATGAGAATCATCCAATGGAACATCAAAAGGAAAACAACGAATGTGGAATGTACTCCCTTTTTTTTATCATAACAATGCTTACAAACAAAACAAGTCATCGAACATTTACAAATGCGAACGACAAGATCTCATTTTTTAAACAAAAACGCATTCCAGATAAATTTGTTTTTAAACTACGAAATCTATATTTCAATACCCCCTAATCGTATTTTTTTATAATGTTATATTAACTACGTTATAAAATCCACATGAGTACTACTAATAAAATCAGAGAAAAAACACCGGATCAAAGCAATGAATCGAAAGACATCAATGAATACAAGAATAAAGTGGCGGAACTGGAACACGAACTGAATGACCTCAAGAAGAAACAATGTCTTCCCTCATTACCAGAAATAAATTTTCCAGATAATTCTGAACGAAAACCTACCAGTAAAAATATAAAGGCATCATTGCGCGTGTACCCAACTGTACAACCGAATAGTAAAGGATATCATATATCTAATTATGCAGTAGTAGTAGATTCCGAGGAATATCCATTTTCAACATTAGACGGAGTCGATTATTTCTTAGAAAATCTAATGAAATACATCAAGAATTCAAAATTACCGAATAACAGTGATCAAAAAAAGAATGATGACCAGTTTTTTCAATCCTATACATTGCCCATGAAGGAAATCGTACCCGCTATCTCTATGAATGCAGGTTCGTCAAATAGAAAGAAGACGACATCGAAAGGACGAACTTGTCGGAATCGTAAGAAACGTGATAAGAAAAAAAAAACTAGACGGACCCGTAATTAATAAATATGTAAAGTCATTTAAATTTACATATGTATACATTGATATAGAATGTCTTTGTATGTAGTTCCAGAAAACCAAGAATTATTGTGGAATGTGATCAATAAAAACTTATATATACAACAATATTTCGCATCCGCGAGACCAGACAAACAACACGAGTGGTTTCGATCCATCATTCGTTCCTTTTATGATAAAAATCGCGACAAGAATATAACGGTTAGTGAACTTGATCAAATGAATCGGGATACGATTGCACATATGATACAAGACATTCGTAATAATAACGTTATTGTTAGCCCGTCGTCAGGACCGGTGTCTATGATTCAAACCCCGCCCATACACGTAGAAAACGCGCAAAGTTCATATGATCGCCCTGTATACCCCCCAACGCAGCAACACTCTATCATTGAAAGTATACCCTTCCGTAAAGAAAGTAAACAAGATGCATATCATCAACAATTCCAGGTTCGTCAAAAAGAATATCAGGACATGGTCGAAAAAAAGGTGCCAGACGTCCCTAATTTCGGCGATAAAGTAGAAGATGCCCCTATATCCAATATGGACGATTTGATACAGAAACATCTCGATCAACGTGCGGTGGATATGAATCAATATATCCCACCACCGAGTCCAATCGAAACATTGCATATTGATGCATCGTCAAACGTGAGTGTAGATGAAGAGGCAGTCGAATTGCCACCTATCCATGAATTATCCGATCGCAATGTGTCATGGAACAACAATATTGAATATCTTGACGATAACCGCAACAAATCCTATGATGATATCAACAGTATGCGCGACGAAATGATTGTTTTACGAGAACAATTGAAACTAAATGAAGATGCTCAATTAGCAATGAAACGTGAGCTATCCAATGCAAATGAAGAATTTGCTCGCTTACGTGAACAAATGGTATCTATGAGTGATATACAAAAGGTTCAATCGGATTTGACTGCATTAAACGATAAAATCGAGCAATTTCGTGTCCATTTTGCATACGTTCAATTTGAACTATCAAAAGTAAATTCGGAAGAGTCAAGTACAATAGAACCAATCTCCAATGTAGATTTATTGAAACAGGAAATGCAAAATAACAATTGATTATATCTCGCCATAAAACCTACATAAAAAGAAACAAATGGATTTATATATTACAATGGATTTGTTTGAACATACATTCTTTATTAATTTAGATCATCGTACAGATCGTCTTGAACACGCGAATGCAGAATTTGACAAAATGGGGATTTCTGCTGAACGCGTCAAAGGTATTCAGCCAAAAAATGGTGCAATAGGATGTACATTGAGTCATATCAAGTGTCTTGAAATGGCCAAAGAAAGAGATTATGAACAAGTATTTATATGCGAGGACGATATAACATTCACAAACCCTACCCTTTTTAAAGAAAATTTGGAAAGGTTCGATAATAACGAGGATATTCGATGGGATGTTCTAATCGTTGGCGGTAATAACGTCCCGCCTTATCAACAAATAAATGATTATTGCGCTCGGGTATTCTATGTTCAGACAACTACTGGCTACATAGTAAATAAAGAATATTATGATACGCTTATTGCTAATTTCAAAGAGGGTCTTCGTCTACTCATTCAAAATCCTGGTCGGGGGCGAGAATATGCGATCGATATGTATTGGAAACGTCTGCAATTGCAAGATTTCTGGTACATGATTACTCCACCCACTGTGTCGCAGTATGAGAATTTCAGTGATATCGAGAACAAGACCACGAAATACGACGAACTTATGCTTGACATGGAGAAGAAATGGTATATTGAGCGACAGAGACAAATGAAAATGCAATTTTTTTCAAAATGATTATCCATTTGTTAGATGTAAAAAATTAGACAATACTGACTTATTCTTATCCTGATATTGCATTGTTCGCAATTTGTCTTGATATTCCTTTTGCATCATACGTTCGCGATATTGTTGATCATTTTTGAGGAGCTGTTGTTCAGCAGCCTGTTTTTCCAATGGCGTTAGTGGCTCTCTCCCTCGTTCCCGCATCATATGGTCTACTGACGAATATTGCGGACGCTTATTTATATCACGCTCACTTACCACAAACACGGTTTCGTCTTTGTGCACTTTTCGTAAATCGTCAAATTTCAATTTACTAAAAGGATCACTCGTTGCATAACTATCATCGTCATCGTCATCGTAATACTTTTGGTTTCCACCGGTTTGAATATGTTCGACCCCCCTATATCTGACCATACCTGTCTGTGTTTGTTTAATGCGTTCGAACACACTGCCCATATTACTTGCATTCACTTGATCGCTTACATTATGCACTGGTTCATCTTTAGAAAACCATTCATGTTTGGAAGGATCCACTTTTTTCGTCATATTCTCGTCAAATAGTTTATTGAACTTGGATTGAAATTCGCGTGATGACATTTCACGTATTTTAGCAGAGACTTGTTTCGTGATTTGTTTACTATCCGTATCACTCATCACCGGACTGTAGTGTTTCTCTCCGATCGATTGGTCTTGTGTTTGACGATTCTGGGTTTCATAAAACTTGACGATAACGTCGAACGCTTTCTTGTAAAATAAAAAATAATCGGGAGATAATTTCGACTTGTCTGGATGGGTCATGAGGACCTGTTTTTTAGCCTTTTTTAAATCATCAAGAGTTATCTCAAATGATAAATTAAACAATGCCAATAGTTCCTCGAGTGAATACATATGAATGTCTAAATTGTGTCCTTTACTCATATTGTGATATACCTAATTCAGACAAAAAAATCAAGGTGTCCTAACTCATGATTGTATGATTGGAAAATCTATTCCATTCAGTTATTATGGTTTCTTCGCAAAAAACACATAAAAGATTATCCGTCTATATGGTATACTCTATGTCAACCATGCCATTACCAATAATATATGATATCGAAGACCGTAAACAATTCCTTGACTTATTGCGCCAGAATCCAGGAGTATTTATAGTGAAATTCGGAGCGGATTGGTGCGGTCCTTGTCAACTGATTGAATCGATGGTTATTGATCAATTTCATATGATGCCTGATAATGTACAATGTGCCAAAATTGACGTCGATGAATCTTTTGATATTTATGCGTACTTAAAAAGTAAAAAGATAGTTTCCTCTATACCAGCATTGTTGTGCTACATTCGAGGAAATAATACGTACATACCAGATGATGTGGTTATCGGTACTAATAATTGTGAAATTCTACAGTTTTTTGATAGATGCGCAAAAAAAGGACGTGATATGTAGATTTCAAATCATGGAATCATGATTCGATTTGCATTGTCTAACGATTCAAATAAAGACATGATATAATAGTCGATTGTATCGGTGCGCCCGGCAGGTTCGTGTGGTAATCTACATGTTTTCGATAAGTCGAACATATTTTCCATGATATGAATCATATATTGGTCTTGTACAACTATAGTATTTTCGGATTGGGATGCAACGATGCGCTCGATCGCATTGATGTTATACAACAGCGTCGGTGTGTTATGTAGTAATTTATAACGGTAAATAAAGTTATACAAATATTGATTGTATCCAAACCATTGGTAAAAGCAGTTTGCATAAGCACTGAATTCTTCTTGATTTAATATTTCTTGTACTGTGTTCGGAATAACCATTTCAGAAATGCGCTCCAGAGTATTCGGGGTGTTTTTGAATCTGACGTAATTTGCAATCATAAAATTGGCTGGTGGTATTTGATAATCTATCATTTTTTGTGTTAGAAAGGGAATAACCCTATCTAGATCTTCTTTTATGCAGATTTTGTTCAACAATATATAATGTGTATTTGGATATTCGCGTCTTATCTGATCGAGTATACGACGATTCGCCATAAAGTGTTCTTCTGTTTTAAAAATGTCCCATATAATCATGAGAGTATCGATTGGTTCTTGTCGGTCTATGTTTATGTGGCGCATAAACATAGGTATCATTTGTATGTCTGAATTTGTATAGCTCATATTTCCATTCGTATTCAATTGCACCTTAGCGTGATTGAATTTTGATCCGATTGACAAAGAAACGAATTGAATCAAGGGATTCTGCCTAAATACCACATTGAATTGCTCTTCAATGTCTGAATAATTATGATTCTGCATATTTGATTATTATAGTTTGATGGTATAATAATCAAAATCGATATGTAATATCAATTTTTCGATCTAGTCTTTTTACGGGGTTTCATTCGTTTCTGACTACGTTTTGTTTGTCGCATCGACCCCTTTCTTTTTTTTCCTCCACTATTTACTTCTTTTGCCACTGGCATTGGCTCATTTGGTAATTGAGCGCTCAATGGAGGAATGTTCGAAAGTTCAATAGGCATCGCTTCTACTTGGACTGGAACAACCGATGCATTACTTGATGCAGGTAGAGAATCTCCTACTTCTTCTTTACTAAATGGATTTAATGATGAAATAGATGGCAGCTTACTTAAATAACTTTGTTGATCTGATGAAACATTCATGGTTGATTCAGTTGTATCAAACAAACTATACGTTATTGCTCCGGTTATAACACCAATAAGTAAGTATACGTCGATCGGAATATAATCATTGGCTATCATTCTATTTTCACTGTAGTTATATTATTGCTAGATTTTTTTGAAAATATATATCACTAACAACGGAATGCATATGCAAAAACACCTACCCCTACTAGGCCAATTGCTAAACCTGTATGATAATGAAATTGCATACCTTTATACATTTCTAGCCAAGCAATTGTCTGTTCTTCTGACTTTACATGTTCTAACATATGAGTAGACTTTGGACTCAATATGTAATAAAAGTAATTTGTTAGAAAAGAAATCGCTACTGCAGTACATACCATAGATGTTGCTGAAAATTTGGATCTTCTAGATTGATAGAAGATAACGATCGCTGCTAATACAAATCCCAGAATATAACCCATGTAATAAATACGAGTACGTTCGACTACTATTTCTTGGTATGTGGCAATAAGATCTTCTGGTAATTGATCTTGATATTTCTGAATAATATCATTGTTTGACATTGCATTGGTCATGTATATCATACCAATGATGAAGATGGCAGATATAGAGCAAGTAATTTTACAGGCCATTTTATACGGTGTGTATATTCTATAAGATGATTATCTTTTTTTCTAAATCAATCACATTATGAACAATCAATTTTGGGTGTCTCGATCTACAATAACTTCTTTGGCCAAATTCTTGATAACCTTATTGTCTAATTTGATCTGCTCTTCTTCGAAATCGCCTAACACATTGCGCATCATATTGAAACAGAAATCATACTTTTCACTGCCGATTTCTAGACATTCTGGATTGTGTTCTCTCCATTCTATTGTTTTTCCGTAGTTTTTCTTGGCAACTAATGATATTGCTCTGCGTAATTGACCTTTGTCTGCATTGTCTTTGTCCCATCTGTCCTGGTCTTTGATGTACATAGTTTCCCGTTTCAAATCGGTACAATGCATTGGACGCTTTGATACTTCAAGTCCTTTGAGTTTGTTCAAAATCAAATCTGTCATACCTGCAACGTATCCACGATGACCAATGTTCTCCAATTCGGACATTTGTACCTCCATATTTTGGATAAAATCTGTCATATTGATTGCATCTTTGCAGGTAGTGTTCAGGAAGAAATTGAGATTGAACTTCTGATTGTTATTGTTTGTTGTATTATTTACAATATTACCATATCCGGTTTTATTGTCGCTAACTGCAGAGATAAGTTGTTTTTGTAATTCCATGTTTTCATTTCTGGTATTTTGTAAGTGAATGTGTGTTTCGTGAATTTGACGATTTTGTTCCACCATAAGTTCTTTGAACTCTTGGTTCTGCTTTAATATATCCATTATTGTCTGCGAATTGATTGGACTTGGTTCATTCTGGTCAATTAATTCACTATCCGACATTTCATTGCAATGCTTACGATGACTGCATAATGACGACGCATGTTTATACACCTTATTGCAAAAGATGCATGTATATGTGCTTGGGATTTTGGGGATTTTTTCATTAGGATTTACTACCATTTCATGTTTACGAGTCATAATATGTTTACAATAATCTTTTTTATTGCTTGTATTATAATCACAAGGTTCGCAATAATATTTTCTTGGGATTTTTGGGGATTTTTTATTAGGCATTTATTAATATAATAGACTAAAATAAAAATCCCTAAACCATTTTACACCGATCAATATTATTATTATTATTACAATATTGATCGGTGTATTTACGGAACCACGTCGGCCGGGGAACTTTTCATAGCCATTCATTTTACTTGTGGAACCAC